TAAAACATAATTTTGGAGGATATATTGTGTGGGTGTCAACTGAAAAATATTGCATTTCACCAAAACTACTTGATGTATTTTCTTCAACTGAATCTGGGTGTTTTATAATAAAACCATTATTACTTACACCTGTTGGGTAAGTATTACCTGCAAATAAACTTGCTGAATGTTTTTGGACTAAACAAGTTACATCCATATTTATATCTAAACTTACACCATTTAAAAATTGTTGAGAAGCTTGAAAACAACTACCTGTATACCAACTTCCTCCTCCTTTTTCTAATCCACTTCCTGATAAAATTGATCCTGTTGTTCCTGGTTGGAAACTTGATGTTGGCCATGGTGTTTGAGTTGTACTATTATCTCTATATACCCAAGTTGCTCCATTTGAACTTGTAGGTAAATTTGAATACCTACCAGATCCCTCATGCCATGATTGAGACACTAGAAAAGTTTCTATATTTAAAATAGATGTTAAAGCTACTGGTTCTACAGTAGTTAATTGAAGGTTAGCTTTTGTTGTTCCATCATTAAATTTTAAAGAACCAATAGTGTCTGAAATTACTGATTTTATTTCATCACTTTTAAATTTAATAAGAATTCTTGAAGGATAATGTCTTGAATTAGTAGTTCCTCTTTCTTTTACAAGTTCTAAGATTTCGTCTCCTCCTGTGTTCATAAAAGTTCTATCAGGGTGACTATATAATGTTGTGTCTATTTCTGGAAATATTGAGTAGTATGCCATTTTAATAAGTTGTTACACGTCCTTTAATGTCAGTGTTGGGGAATTTTAATTCAAATATGCTTGGATCTAATGAAGGATATATTACTCCTTTTTTAGTAGCTCCTATAAAATCATATTTATATTGTGAATAACCTAATAAAGTTCCATTTTCATTTTTTAGTTCTACTTTTTCTACTGTTTGTACTCCTATTACTCCTGCTATTAGGTTTTCTATTTCAGATATTATAATAGGTTGATTTACTTGCCATTTATCTATATTAAAATATTCTTTTATTTCGTTTATACAATTTATTACTATTTCTTGATTATTATAATTTTTAAAAGTTGTAATTTCAAAATTAAGAGAAAAATTAATTATAAATGCATTTTTAATATTAATAGCATCTGTTAGCATTCTATATTGTTCTAAATAAGTTGCTAAGTTTGTTTTTGTTGCTTGATTTAAATTTGTTAAATTTTTATTAGAATCATATCCTAAAGTATATAAATTTAAAGCTAATGGATTTGGAATACGATTAGGTTCTGTTGTTAAAGGAGAAATTTGATCATCTTGTGTTATATAAGCTTTAGCTACTCTACCTAATTGTGAAGGCATAGATAAAGTTCTAATTAAATAATCATCTTTTGTTACAGTTCTTTGTTGTGCATTAAAATTAGCCATTGCATTTTGTCTAATTTCTTCTACACTTTCTCCTGCTCCTCCACCTCTTGCTGGTTCTATATTATTAACTGCTATTGATTTTTCTACGAATCCAAGCATTCCTGAATTTAAATTAACTCTATTTGAAGAAAATAAAGTTCTTATTTCTGTTATAGTATTTGCATTAACATTTGCCTCTAATCCTCCCCCTACAATATAAGTAATTGTTAATGTTGTATTTGCAGGTGTTTCTCCATAAGCTTTAGTAAATAAAAAGTTTGAAGGATCATAAGCTACATCTAATTTACTTCTTCCATCCTTAATTCCTAATCCTATATTACTAGGATCTGGTATTATACTTGAATCTGTTTTATCTGTTGAACCAGGTCCAAACTGAATTTCTAAAGTATTGTCTGATTTAAAACGAGATACAAATCTTTTTGGTACTTTTTTTATTTTTAAAAGATAAGGTGTTTGTTGATTAAAAGCATGTAATTCAGGATCATTTGCTGCATTATTTGTTACTTGATCAAAAATAGTATCTTGAGCTAAATAAGGAACTTCTGTCCAGTTATTTCCATCTGAATCTACTATTTTTTCAATAGAAATAATATTAGGATTGAAAATATTTAAAGTTTTAAATTGTTCAGCATTACCTATAGTAAAAGTTTGAGTTAATTTTTCTCCAGATATAGCTTTTACAGATTTTTTTAATAAAAAATATTCTGGGTTATTAGAACTATCATACTGATAAATACTAACTGTTGTAGGATCAAAAGAAGAAGAAAAACCAAATCTTGTATCATCTGTTGTATAAAATGTAGGTCCTTCTGTTGATGCAAAAGTAGAATTTGCTTCAATATTTAAAGTATAATCATAATCAGGTAAATATTCTCCTCCTATATTTACAGAAGGAACTAGTTGAAACATTTCTAAATCTACTGATGCTGCTGATGTTACTTTAGGTTTATATCCTAAAGCATAAGATAAATTATATAGGTTTTCTTTTTCTTGAGCTAATAATAAAAAAGATTCTCTTAATTGTGTATCTGTATAAAAAGATAAAACATCACCTACATAAGCTGACATTTCTAAAAACATCATTCCAGGATTACCCTCACTAAAATCATTAAAGTTATTAGGAAAGTAAACCTCTGCAAATTCCATTAATTGGTTTTTAAAAGAATTGTAATCTATACTTAAATATTTTACATCTTTATCTTGACTTTTATTTGATACTTTTGAATATGCCATTAGTTATTAAAATTTAATTGTATTGCATCTACTTCTTGGTTTGATTTAATACTATATATTATCTTTATAAATATTATATGTTCATTATCTGTTGTATCTATTATAGTGTCTACTAATGATATTTCAGGTATATAAAAATTTATTTGATTATTTATACTTTCATTTAGGTTATCTTTATTAATATTAGGTTCAAAAAGATAATGTTTTAATCCCACCCCAAAATTAGGTTCATTTATTCTTTCTCCTGCTTGTGTTAATAATAAATTTATAAGATTAGACTTTACTTGTTGTTTTAAGGTTTGAGTTCCCTTAAACATATTAGTATCATCTAAAGGAAAAGCAACCCCAATACTAACATTTTTGTTAATATCTAAGGGACTTATTCTTCTTGTAGAATTTATTATTGGCATTTATTAATTTCCTTTTTTCTTAGCTATTGCTTTCATTAAACCACTATAATCTCTTGTAACTGCGTCTGCTACTACATCAGGCATACCTGCTGTATCCATTGGTAATGGAGCTCCAGTTGCAAATGGTTGTGCCATACTTACAGGTGAATTTCCTGATTCTAAATTTGTATCTCCTTGTGCTGTTTCATTTAATAAATCATTTAAAGAACTATTAGATGTATAATTTTGGTTTACTATTTGTTTTTTAGGTACAGGATTTGATCCCATAATTTTTTCTTTTAAAGAATTTTTTGTTACTTTAGGGACTTCAACTATTCTTTCTTTATGTTCTATAATAGTTGGTTTTAATTCATCACGTAAATCTTCTTTAAGTGTTTTAATTTCTCTACGTAACGCATAATCGATTTCTTCTCTAACTACTTTTCTAATTAGGTTTTCAAAGGTTTTTGCTTTCATGTTTGTTTATGTTTATTAATAAATATAAAATTTTTTAAGGTATTGGTACTATTTTAACTTCGTAGCTTGTACGAAGATCATTTTCTGTTTGAGTTAATCTTTCTATAATTTTAGTTTGTCCATCTTCTTTAAGATCTTCTAAAAGATCATTATATAAAATTGTCATTTTATCATTTATATCTTTAGAATCTGTAGCTGTTAATGTCCCCGTAGCTGCTTTATCTATTGCTATTTGAATTTGCTCATCTAATAAATTTGGATTTACTGTACCTATTCCTGTACCTATTCCATTTTCATCAGTACTTATAGGAGATTGATCTGCTATATTACATTTTTTAATGTAATTTCTAAATAAAAATATAATAAAAGTTTTTAGTTTTTTTATTAAAGCTATTATTCCTTGAATTGTTGCTATAACAACTTCCATAATATTAAATAATTTATCAATCATAAAAATAATTGGGTTTAAAGCTGCTATCATTGTTGCAGCTAATTTTGCATATTCTTTTATTTTACCTAATATTAATCTTTTTTTCTCTCCCATCTTATCAATAATCCTTCCATTAGCTGCAGGTCCTGAGGAGGCTGCTAGAGCTATTTCAGCTGCTATTACTACTACTAGTAATGCTGGTATTACTTTACTATTTAAAAAATCTAGTATTTTTTGGATTTTAGGGATTATTTTATCTCTTATTTTTTTTAATTTTTTGTCTATATTTCTAACTACTTTTAATCCTTTTTCTGGTATTTTTAATAAATTATTTATAAGTTTAATAAGTTTATCATATAATTTAGTCATTTTATCTTGAGACTTAGGATTACAAGAATTAGAAATAAGTTTTTCTTTTAATTCTTCTTTACTTGGTAATCTTTCTTTTACTTTTTGAATTTGTTTTGTACCTTGATTTCTTAAATCTTTTTTAGCTTTATAAATTTGTTTATCTATTTGAGTATTAATTAAATTCCTTATTTGTGCTGTTGCCATTTTATGCTATTTTTGTTATTTTACTTTTAAATAAATTAATATTACTTCTTAAATCTTCTATTTGCATTTTTCTTAAAGATAACATTCCTTTATTTGCTGGATTAGGACCCGTTGGAGATCCTGGAGCTGTAGATATAAATGATACTTTTGTTATTAAATCATCTATTAAACCTTCAAGTGTTTCTAGTAAATCTGACAACCATATGTCTCCTAAATAATCTCCTAATACTGCAGGTTCTGTTGGGAGGTCTCCTCTATAATCTAATCCTAAATAAATATTAGGAGAATTTATTATTACTTTACTTGGTTCTTTTCCTTCTTTTTTATCACTAGTATCAAAATGAATACTACCATTAGTACTAAATCCTATTGCTTTACTTGAAAATAATAAAATAGAATCATTTTTAGCATTAAATAATAATCTATCTGAGTTTATTATTACTTGTTTTCCTTGATATATTCCTGGGGCGTCTGGTTTATATGTCATTTTAGAGTGAGTTTTTTGCTAATTGAATTAATTCAGTTATTGACCCTGCTTGAAATTCTTGAACTAATAATATATTCATATCATCATCCTTAACTGTGATACTTCCTTTAGGACCTTTTTTTGTGTAATAATAACCTCTATTAGGTTCTACTTGATCTGCATTTGGGTGTTTTGATACAGGAGGTACAGCATTTTCTGATTTTTCTGTTAGATATTCTGGATAAGCTCTTTTTATAAAGTGTTGATACCCTGAAGAAGAAACAGTTCCCCCATATCTTTCATGTAAAGTAGAATTATTAGAAGCTAAAGTTAATTTTTTTCTATTATTATTACTTTTAAAAGATATATGAACCCAAGCACCATTTACTCCTTTACCTCTTTCAGGAAATTCCCAAATCATTTGATCAAAATCTATATTCTGGTCAATAACCCAATTAAAAATTTCATGTGCTTCAAAAGTATTAATACTTACTAAATCTGAAGCATATCCATACATGTGTTGACTTTCAGAAGAACCTCCTATATATTCATTTAAGGTTTTACTTCTATAAACTGAAGTTATAACTACATCAGGAAATCTATCTTTTATAGGATTAACACATTTATTCATAAGATTATTTATATTTGTTATAATAATATCTTTTTTAAGATCAGGTCTATCTTCTCTATAATCATCTCCGGGGACATTACCTCCAATTTTCTCAGCATCTTCAGGTCCACAGTATTTGCTACTATTCTTATCTAAAGTTGAAGAATATATACATTGTCGTAATGAAAAGTAATTTGCCATAATTTTATTTTTTATAAACCACCATAACCTGCATTTCCACCACTTAAATCTGTATTATCTTGTACTGAAGTAATAGGTTCAATAAAAAATGATCCTAAAGGTTTATCTAATTCTTCAGGTGTTAAATTATAATCATTTATTGATTTTACTGATTTTTCATCTAATTCTACTTCTGTATCTTTATCTATTTCATTGTTTTCTGAAGGAGCTATATCATAATATGCTACATTTTCTGTTACTGTTTCTCTTACTTTTGTAGATTCAGGTACTGGTTCAAAAGGAGGATTCATTACTGGTTCTTCTTCATTTGTCATTTCTTGTTCTTCTATTTCTGGTTCAGTTATAATATCTAAAATAGGATCTGTTAGCATTTGGTTTAAATTTTCAGGTTTTATTAAATTTGCACCAAAAGATTTTTGATGAATAGAAGCGGGTATAAAATCTTTTAATTGTTGGTTAGATGTTAAATATATACTTGATGCATCATCATCAATATCTTCTATAATATGTACCCATCCTTTTTTATCTGTATTTTCTAATTGACCATTTCTAATAAGAGTAATAGGATCTCCTGTTTTTCCTTCATTACTCCATCTATTTTTATTTTCTGGTAATATATCTTCACTTATATTAGTAGAACCAAAACGAATTGAATTTCCAAATCTTCCTTCTATTATTGTATCTCCTTCATAAGGTAATAATGGTTTTATTTCTAATGATTCGGAAAAATAATCTCCTAAATTTATATCTGTACTTCCATCTTCTACTTGTCTTACTACTATTCCATTTTGAGTTTGTTCATAATCTTGTTTTGATGCATCATCTTGCATTTCTTTTGTAGTAGGAAGAGCATTATGGTGGGGGTGATTCCATATATTTAAATTAGGAAAATAATAATTAGTAGATGTATTTCCTATTTGATATATACTTTTATCATAAGAAGATTGAATTAATACTATTTCATTTATTAAAGGATAATTTTTTAAAAATGAAAATAAAGGACGCGCTGTATTTGTGATATTAGTCCAAGTTTTTTCTAAAGGAATATTTTCATCTAATCTAGTAAAATATATAGTTCCTATAGAATCATACCCTCCTAATTCAATAGCTTGAGGATGTTCTATATTTAGAATAATATCTTTAACTCTTACAGCAATGTGTTCAGTCATTTTATAATTCTTTAGGTGGTTCTATTTCTTTTGGTTTTTCAACTGTTTTAGCTATTTCCTCAGCTACATCCATTAGTTGATCCATTTCTTCATTAGTTAATAGACCACCATCACCTGTTGAAGCAGCTCCCGTAGATAAACGTTGTATAATAGCAGCCATTTTAATTAGTTGGTCGTCATTTTTAACACTAATTTCCATATATTCCTTAATTAAAGGAACTACAACAGTAGCATCACCTAAAGATTGTACTAAAGGTTTTAATTCCGCTATTAAAGATGCAAGTTGTTTAGCTTTTTTCTTTTGATTACCGTGAATTTCTTTTAATAAATCACCAAAAGATTTATCGTCAAATATTACTTGATTTAATGAATCCATATTATTTTATTATAAATATGAAATTTTTAGACTCTTACATACCCCTTCTCTATATATTCTTCATAAAGTTTTTTATAGAGTATTTTTAATTTTTTAGTTACTTTAGTAATAACAGGAGTATCTACTTCAGTCATTTCTCTTATATAAATATAAAGAGCTTTTTTATTAAAAATTTCTAAATTTTCTCTACGTTTAAAAAGTATATTAATAGCATCACATACTCTTCTATCTTTATCTTTTTTAAACATTATAAACATGTGTTTATCAATATATTCTGTAAAAAAATCTATAAAATCTTTTATTTCTTGTTTACGTCCATCTCTACCTAATTGACGTAAAACTCCATCATCTTCATCAGCAGCTAATACATCTACTTTTTGTTTTTTCTTTTGATAATTAGTATTATTATATAATATAAGATAGTTTTTACCTACAATTGAAAAATAACTAAATGCTTTAGTACCTTTTTCTGGTTTAAAATAATCTAACTTTTCTAAAAGAAAACAAATTACCTCATGTTTTAAATCTTCTAAATCATCTACTTCTGTATAGTAAAATTTGAATGTGTGAATTAGATTTTCAGCTAACTTATAAAAAGGATAATGTATTCTTCGAGCAAATATATTGTCTCTTTCTTCTTGATTTGTAGATGCTAAATATTCTTTTATAGCTGCATCTGTGTCTGGTGTAAAATATTGTTTTTTAGTTCTTTTTCTTCCTCGTTTTTTTGGACCTGGTTCTAGAGTCTCATCAATTATTGGTTCTGGGGGAGGGGTAGGGGCATACTTAAGTTTGTTTGACATGTGGTTTTTACTAATTTTTTATTTAAGGGTAAACTCATTTAGAGCTTCTTGGATTTTTTGTATTTCTTTAAAAAACCAACCAATTTCATCATCAGAATTAAATATACCTTTATCATCAATTTCTTTTAATCTTACATCACAAGCTTGAATTGCTTCACTTTGTTTTGTAATAAAATTTTCATATTTTTCTAATTCGTCTTCTTGTTTTTCAGATTTTAATATTAAATTTCTAATAATAAAAAAAGAAGTTACCATTACTACTGTTAATATAATACTAAGTGTTATCATTGTTAGTCTTTAAAAAATGAATCTATAACATCCATTGTTGCTTTTTTTAGATTCGGGTTATTTTGTGTATTTACTTTTTTAGCTGCTCTAAGTGTTTTATCACCTTTAGTAGCATTAGCTGGTTTTGATTTAGGAATATTATTAGATGCGTTATTCCATAATTCAAATTCAATTTGAGCAGCCATATGATCTGCTTGATGCATTAATAATGGTAAGTGTGTTCTTAATCTAGTTTCTTTTTGACCAGACAT